AGTTTCTCCTTCTAACTGGTTAGAGATGTTAAGGCACCCTGACCACCAAGAGGCAAGAGCGATGTTAAACCAACCTTCTAGGTTCTCTGCCCAAACCAAACAGAACGACATCGGTATTAGTAGAAACCAAGATATTCACTCTACCACCAAGAGTGAAATTGGACTAGCCGACTTGACTAACCCTGATATAATCCGCAAAGAGTTAGGCAGTAAAGTACCATTGTTACAACCGATGCATCGCATATTCGATATCGAAGACCTAGAGCACCTGCGTGGATTTACAGGCGACTGGATAGTTTCTCATATGCCCGAAGGCGAGAGAGGCTTTGTAGAAAAGAAAGATGACGAGGTTTCTTCCAAGACTTTCGATTTGTCTGACGAGGACAAAGAGAACTTCAAGCAAGTAACTGACGAAGACTTCAACGCTGACGTTATCAAATTAGAAGACGGCTACTACATCTTTGATGTCATAGAGTTCGCTGAAAAAGAAGTACATGACGTTGTACTCAATGACCGTATCAAGATTCTTAGAGGTGGCATGGAAGGAGTAGAAAACATACACGTTCCAAGTGCAAGTGATACTAGGTTATCAGACGATACCGGTTTGAAAGCAGTTGTAGAAGATTTGCAAAAGGAACATGAGAATGTATTACTGAGGGATGCCAACTCTGTTTACATGGCTGGTGAAATGCGACATCCGAAGTGGGTTATGCTTAGACCGGGCAGAGATGTGGTGTTGAGAGTACTAGAGCGTAGAGGTAACGGTCCTTACACATACAGGCTAGGAACCGGTCCAATTACACAAGATGACAAGATAGGCAGTCGTGCAGTAGAATCTGATGGCGAAACCTACATGGATGTAGGGGCAGCGTTCAATAGTCCTGAAAAGTACAACGAAGGTGACCACGTCAGAGTTAATGTAGCGAATGTAAGCAAGGTAGAGTCAGCAGATGACAATGTCGTTTACACTTTGACTGGCTCTGAGATAGAGAGCGAGGCCGAAGGTGAAGGACTAGTCAGTCAAGAAACACTAGGTATGCTAGCCAAATCACAGGATGAGCAATGGCTTTGTGAAGTTCACAGGGCTAAGAGTGGTATCCGTGTAGTCATGCCACAAGGTGATGTTGTTTACAAGGCTACAGAATCAGCAGGTGTTTGGACAGTGCACAGTCCGTTGGCTTCTAACGGTTATCTGATTCGACTGTCTGAAAGCCAGCGACCATATTGGAGTCCTATTGCTGGTGCTATACTCAAGGCTGACCTAGAAGTAAAGGAAGAAGTTCATGAAAGTCAAGGAGACGGTAAGCCACTGATACAGCCTAAGAAAGTAGAGGGCGCACAGTGGTGGAAAAAGAAACAGAAACAAAAGGTATTGGTCAAGGGATTGATGTTGCTTGACAAGTTTATGAAAAGCGGTGTAGGTGCAGTAGGTCAGTCTAGCACCGGCACTATGGGACTAGGTATTGGCTATGCTACCCCTATAGAGTCGCCTATGGGTCCGACCAATCTCCACGACGAGAAGACAATGCCTGACTTTGACAACAGAAAGCGACCCGGAGAAGATTCAACAATAGAGCCTGAAACGGATGACGAAGAGGATACCGAGCATCTTGTTGTACCTGTCGAAGGTGGAGAATTAGACATTACAGAAGACAAGGCCATCCTACGTACTTGATTAAATAGTATGAATAATGTCTATAGAATCAATGGCAGCCAATGCAGCGCTAAGAACTTCCCCTGTTCACCACAGTGGAACTATTAGTATTGTAAAGGCTGACAATGACCTCGTAATTGCTGGATACGCATCCGTAGAGATGGTAGACAAGCAAGGAGATTTAATTACACGAGGGGCTTTGAAGAACGCATTTGGCGATTTCATGAAGGCTGACGGTTACAGAAATGTGCAACTTGCACACTCTAACATACAAGTTGGAGAAGTAATTCCTACTTACACAGACTCTGAAGGTCGTGTATGGAAGTCCGGTGTCGATGACGCTGGTATGTTCGTCGTTATCAAACTAAGAGATGACATCGAGAAGGCAAGAGAAGTTGCCAATCAAATTCGCAAGGGAGCCTTGAGAGGTTTCAGTATTGGAGGACAAGCATTCAAGCGAATGCGAAAGAGTGACCAACAACATGGTGACTACACAGAAATCTCCAAACTGGAACTTCACGAAGTTACCATCTGTGAAAAAGGTATTAACCCGGAGGCGACATTCCGTATATTGAAGGAGGATACAACAATGAACGAAGATAACGTGTTGGGCGAATTGTCTACGGTGTTGGACAGGCTAAATGGCAGACTAGATGCTATGGAAAAGGGAGAAATCTCTGAAGGCCTAAAAGACCACATCGAGGGCAAGAAGAAAGACAAAGACAAAGAAGAAGACAAAGGTGAAAAGATGGCTAACGACGGTGATGACAAAGAAGCGGCTTACGGACATGATATGGCTAAGGGCGAATACTCTGATGTAATCACAAGTGAGTACTTGGACTGGATGGAGAACACTCTGAAATCTCAGGGAGTAGACATTGTAGGTGCACGTAACCACTTTGACAACATCAGCAAGGCTAACCTCGGTAGTACCCCTGAGCAAATTGGCGATGGAGCAGACTACTTCGCAGGTCAAGTAAAGGGCCGTGCACAAGAAGGTGGCTCACCATCTACTAATGCTATCGGACAACTTAACAGCGGCGGCAGTGGCGAAGTTGCAAAGGGATACCTACATCCTGATGCAGTTAGCGCTTCTGACTTAGAGGCTGCTTACGAAGTTTACAAGGCTGCTGCACTAGAAGAGCAGTTCAAGGGTAACCTTGGTAACGTCTTCGCAGACAGACTATCAAAGGAATTGAGCGCAGAAGCAAACGCACGAGAGGCTGCTTCATTCGACGCACGAACTCCACTTGCTAACATCGAAAAGGCTCTTAGTGACCTAAGCAGCCGCATTGACAACATCAGCGCCTCTGCACCAGCAGCAGGTACTGAACTACGCAAATCTGTTTCCTCAGTGGAGATTCCATCTACTGAACAACTAGGTAACATGTCTTGGGACGATGTTCACAGCCTAGCAGGGAGTGTTTGGAACAACTGAATGGAGGAATGAAGTATGGCAAGAAATTACATGAGAACAGTTAACGACATGGAGCGCTACTACTATGGTGCAGGTAACTCAATGGGTTACTCTTACACTGGTAGCGAACTATTGAAGGCAGACGCTCCACTATTGAGCACAACCGCTGGTACTTACCAAGCAATCTACGGACGCAAAGTTTGGAGTCAGTTGAACCAAGAATTCAACGCATTCTCCATTCTACCAAAGAAGCCTTGGGACCGCAGTGGTTGGAGAGTTGTAACCGCAAAACCTTCTACATCAAAGGGCGGCGGAATTGCAGAGAACGGTACACTACCTGAAACCACCAAGCCTACATTCCAAAATGTTGCAGCAAAGCCAAAGACAATCGCACACTCATTCGATATGTCTGAGGTTGCAATCTTTTTGAATGACAAGGATGACGGACTAGGCGACATTCGCTCTGTCCTAAAGGAAGAGATGGGTAAGCACCACGCTGAGCACATCAACCAAATGCTAACTAGAGACGTAACCACAGTTGCAGGTAACGACTTCGAGTCACTTGACCGTGTAACTACTGGTAACAACAGCATGACATCCGGTACTCACTATAATGCTGGTGACGAAGACATCTACAGTATTGACCGCAACGCTACAGGCAACTCTTGGTCATACGCTGAGGACTCTGCTGACAGCGGTTCTACTAACAGAACTCTATCACTCGACCACCTAGATGAGTTGTTCAGACTCATTTGGGAGCGTGGAGGTAACCCTAAGGTTATGCTAACAGGATATGACACTCTAATGAGAATCCAGCAACTATTGCAGGCTCAGCAGAGATTCATGGAAGAAAAGAGAGTAGTACCTTCTTACAACGGTGTGAAGGGTGTACCGGGTGTTGAGGCAGGATTCATTGTCGCAACCTACAACGGTGTACCAATCATCCCAACAAAGGATATGGCTTCTGACGGTATCAGCAGAATTTACATGCTAGATACTGATTACATGTACTTCAGTACAGCAAAACCAACTCAATACTTTGAGTCGGGAATCGAAACAGGCGACCCATTCGCAATCAACAGACTAGGACAGGAAGGTCTGTACCGTACAATGGGAGAAATTTGGACAACATTCTTCGGAGGTCAAGGTTCTATCCGTGACCTACAGTGAGGATTTAATGGAGAAATATAGGAGAGAATTATTATGGCAGCAACAACACATGATGGAATTACGTACACTCCGGGTGGAGGAGACGCAGTAGAATTTACCGCAGACTTGACCCTAGATATGTACGCAGGTACACCTAATGACAGCACTGCTTGGTTAGACGGTAACAGTGGTGGCTCTTATCCGGGCTCACTAACTGGATTCGTCGCTAACAACGCTGATGGTAACGCAGTAGCCGGTCTGAAACTAGTTTGTGGAAGACTAACAACTGCACCGGGAACTGGCGACACATTGACAGTTAGCGGAGATGCAACAACAGTTCAAGCGGTTATTCTAGGAAACACAGAAGTAGCAGCAGCAGGTACAAAGGTAACCTTTAGCGGTGACACACTTACTTTCACTGTAACAGGTACTCCTACTGCTGGAGTAACAATGTGGTTAGTACTAGCCTGAGGTGATTTAACTTGCCTACGGTAACATACATCGGTAAGGTTGTCTATCGCAGACGACCTGACGAGGGCTATTGGGAAAGGAGACAACCTGTAGAGGTTAGTCAGGAATGGCTAGACACTCACAGGGTGGCAATCTGTACCAACCCTACCGCTTTCAAAGTAGAAGGCGATGCAGGGGTAACAGTAGACCGAGGAGACGATGGAGTGCCTGACGCAGGCTGGACAAAGAAAGACATTAGCGCATGGCTCAAGGCACAGGGTGTAGATTTCGGTGGTTACGCTACAAAGGCGAAACTACTCGGACTTGTGGAGGAAACACTAAATCCTCCGGCACCTGAGCCTGAGCCAGTAGCAGTCGAAGAGCCAGTGGCAGAAGAGGCAGTTGAAGAATCAATTATAGGAGATGAAGAATAATGGCAGTAACAATTGACCCAAGACCGACATATTTCGGTGATAGAATGATAGTAACAGGTAGTTACACAGGCGGAGCAGCAACAGAGGCAATTGCACTAGGTAGTTTACTTGCAAGTGTTGACGCATTCATAGTCAACCCATCACAAACAACGCCACAGGCAGTAGACCCTGCTGACGGCGCAGGAGATACTGAAGTCGCTATAGAACTATTAGATGTAGCCACTTTAAGTGGAACCACTATCACTGTTACCCAAGCAACTGACCAAGCAAACGTGGTCGCTGGTACATTCTTAGCAATTGGTCGCCGTTCTTGAGGTGACCAGTCATGGCAAGTTTAGGTGGTTTGAAGTCTAAGGTGGTAGGTCCACTATCACCTGCTGACTTTTCAGGTGCTACTGCAATACAAACTGCATTAGATGCAGGATTTGATGCAGTAACTGATGCTAATACAGCCGATACGATTGCTGGGCTTGAAATGATAAATGTCTTAGGAAACGCTTATTTGGTAATCATATACAAAGCGTAGACGGGATGAGCATGGATACCTTTGGCAGCCTCGGATTGGACGACATAGAAAGATTGCAAAAGAGAGGCATACGCCTCCATGAATCTTACAACGCACCTGTTGCTGAAGACGAAGAAAACCCTCTAAAGGGCGTTACGCTAAAGCAGCGTAATCGTAATAAGAATGCGGGTGATGTTCTCAACATAGGCTCAGGTACGAGGTGCAAGCATTGCGGAATGCTTTACTTCTGCTGGGTTGACAAGTGTAGAACTTGTAACACGAAAATGGAATTTAACCTCGGACAAAAGGAATGAGGAGGATGAGTTATGCCAGCAGTATTTTCACCCGGAGAAGCAGAGACTCGACCTGTAGACCCTGACGCTATCGTTTACACGACAGGCGATAAGGTGGGAGAACTGCTGGGAATCGCTCCGGGCGAGCCTGTGCTTGCTGCTGCCGATTCTTCAGCGTCAGGTTTCTACATATCAGGTACAGATTTGAGAGAGCACGGATTTGAAAGTGGCGACTCTATATTTGTATTCAGTGACTTGTATCCCCTTGGTGAGACTTTTACTATTGGTACACCTGTCGTCGAAGACGTTAGCGGTACTAAATATGTCAAGTTACCAGTCACGTTAGATTCGGGTGCAGCAGGTACTAACGATGCGTTTGCAAGTTATACTACAGTCGCAAACACTGAGATTCAGAACAAAACCATCTTTACTAATGGCAAGAAAAGAGGAGTCACCAAAGACATTGTTAACAAGCACATCCGTAGGATACAGGATAGGATTGACAACTATACTCACAATGCTTGGCGACCTTATCTTGTTAGTGCAGAGTATCTTAACTTCGATACTTACAAACCATACAGGCGACGTTACTACACCGATTACGTAGGTACAGTACCTCTTTTGTTTAGAAACGTGCAGCAGATACTCAGACTTGAAGTGTGGCAAGGTGACAGTTACCGTGAACTTGCTAGTGCGGAGGCTAGATTAGAAATCGTAGATGAGTCTGCACTTTCCGCTGCTAGTATATACTTTGGACTCACAAATGGAAGCGTAGTGAGGTTAGAAGAAGGTAGCGATGCTTCTACAAAATGGAGGGCTGACTTCGATAAAGTAAGCGCTGCTCAAAACCTTGCTGACCTTATCAATAAAGAAGACAGAGTAAGCAAGGCGGCTGTAGAGTTCGCTCCTACGTTTACAGTAGAAGGTTCCACGAGTAACGTAGCCGCTCATAACGAACTATTGGCTAGTGCTAATTCAGACTACGGCAATGGTAAATTAAAAGTCACTAGTCTTCGTCAAACTAATGGCGGAGAGAATGTATCGATTGCGGCAAGTGATTTGACTAATCTAACAATAAAACAAATTAGTAGCAAGTCTACTACAACAGGTGTACACCCCACTTCTCTTACGGTGGTGAGTCACATTGGTACGACCATAGATACAGTTCAAGACCCAAGTGGTATATTCGCTGCTGGAGATTCGGTTTACCAATCTAATGGTGATTTACTAGGAGTCGTTAGTAGTCTTGGTGCCACATCAATAGTTTTGACGAGCACTGTCAATTTCTATGATGCGGTTGTTGGAGGCGCTTTGCATACTGCTAGATTAGCAGATAGTACAACACAAACGGTTTTATCGGTAGCGAGTACTGATGGGTTTTTACCACAAGGTCTGATTATGATTGTTAACGGGGACACCACTCGTGTAGCACAGTACACTGGAAAAACAAGCACTACTTTTACCGGAGTTAGTAATATGTCAGGGGGTAACAGTTTCATTCCAAACATAGGAGGAAATTCAGGAAGT